TCGCAGGCTTCAGGTAACGCTCACGGAACTCCTCGACCACCAAGGTCATCGCTGACGTACCGAACTGGAAGTCGACGTGCGACTGGTTCGTGATGGTGATCGAGGTGCTTGGTTCGATAATGTCTTGGACGGCCAAACCGGCACCTTCCGTGACCACGAACTTGTTTGGCTTGCGGATCGTCAGGGTGGTGCCGATCTTGGCGCCCATCTGATCTTCAAACTGACGGTTGACCTTGCCCGCCATCACCAGGTTGTTGGTCAGGATGACCAGAGATTCCTTGGTGATGATGGATGGGGTGAGTAGGACGTCGTTACTCATTTTCTTTCCTTAAAATTAGGCGCGGCTTCTGCTGGGGTACTTCCGAGCATGAGCCTCACGGTCTTCACGTTCACGACGAGCCGCGTATTCAGCCATGGTCTCTTCGTCAGGTGATTTCGGTTGAGGGCTTTGCCGGTTTCCAACAGCTTTGATAGGTGCAGCCGCACGTGATGCTTGAGGTTTCCTTTTGGCACGGATCTCGGCTTGGATCTCTCCAAGGCGCATACCCACGTCCATCGGGTCCAATTGGTTTAACTCAACAGCCAGTTCTGGGGTACTCGCAATGTGATAGAGAATGTGAGGTGCCAGCGGTGCCTTCTCGATCGTGAAGAACACGTCGTTTCTCAGAACCAACTTTTCGTTGTTCCTGACCTTCGTGTCGTAATCGGGATATTCCGGCGCTGCTTCGGTGACGCGATCTTGGAAGTTCTTGTGCAACTCCACGATCTTGGCACTGACTTCAGCCTGCTGTTTCTCGTCCGCAACCTTTTTCGCCTCAACTTCCGCAGCTTTACGAGCCACGTCTGCTGCTGCGATCGACTGACGAAGAGTCTCACGAGCAGTGTGGGCGCTGAGCGCTTTCACATACTCATCAGGGTCATCGAACGTCGAACGATCGGGTGCAGGATCATCTTCTGCCTTCGGCACGGCACGCGCCTCGGCATCACGTTCGGATTGCAATTTTGCAAGTGCTTCACGAGCCTGCGTCGCTTCTAGAGTCGCCTTATCAGCGAGTTCCTTGGCGGCAGCAGCTTCAGCACGAGCGGTCTCACGTTCCTTGGTGAGTTCACTGAATCGCTTCTGAATACCTTTCTTCTGGGGTGCTGCGTCATCGAGAGTTTCTACTGGATCAGTTTCGGCCTCGGTCGCTGATTCCGTGGGGGTCTCAACCTCAGCATTGGTTTCTTCCGTGGCCGTTGCATTGGCGGCGGGTTCTTCCTCAGTTGGGGTTACAGCGTCTTTCTTCGCGAAAACTGGTGCTGGCTTGCCAAAGCGCTCGGCTTCCCTGACCGCAGCGTACTGCTCCATGGTCAGTTGTTCGGCGGCGACCACGGCTTCAGCCATAGGTGCACCTGACCCGATACGGGCGACATCGACGTTAGCTGGCGTTTCAACGGTTACTGATGGCATGAGATTCTCTCAAGGATTGGACCCGGCCTGTGGCGTGACCGGTGACGCTAACGCAATCTGCGATTGACTTTGGAATTGACCCAAAGTCTTGGCGATTTCAGCGAGTTGACGACCAATGGTGCCTTGCAAAGTGGCATCACGTTTGGCGCTGATGTCTTCCATCTTGGCACCGAGCGCCAACACCTTCGCCTCGAATGACTTCTCGGTAGCGGTTTGCTTCGCTTCGAACTCGGCCATGGTCTTGCGATCAAGAACTGCGCGATCAGCGGCGCGGTCGTCGAGTTCTTTCTTCATCGCAGCGATGGTTTGTGCGGCATCTTGCGCCTGCTTCTGCAGCGACTGAACCAACGCCTGAATCTCCGGCGTCATGTCGGCGCGATCCGGCGTAAGCAGGTTCGGTGACAGACCCTTGGCAAGACGCTTGGCGATCTCGTCGGCGCCTTCCCAATCGGAATTCTTGGCCACGAGATCCATCATCATCGGTGCGGCGGCAGGCACCGCACGCAGGAAATCCATCTGCGACTGCGACGACTCGACACGCTTGGTCGCATACGACGGCCCGATCGTGACGGTCACCTGGTAGCGACCGATCTTCGGGTTGTACATCTTCGTCATGCGCTGGCCGTTTTCGCCCTGTACCTCGGCGTACGGCTGCTGCATGTTCGGATTGATCATGACCTGATCGTCTTGCCCCGAGTCATCCAGGATCGACACGATGCGTTTCGTATCGTAGGTGTACGGAATCAAATCGATGATAACGGTCGCGGTGTTCACCAATGCGCGGGCGTAATTATCGATGTAGTGATACGCACCGAGGTTCGCGTTGTTGTTCAGTTCACGAATCGCACGGCCCGACTCGTCCTTCATGCGCTCAGACATGGTGGCATCGAAGCGGATGCCAGTGACGGCCTTCAACGCTTCTACAGTGCCCTGCTTAGCCGCTAGGATGGCCTGTGGCGGGCCGGTGAAGGCTTGACGCTGTGGTGGTGGCGCGGCCTTACCATCGAGGTTGACGCCCTTGTAAAGCAGATACGAAAACGACTTGCGATTCGCGTCCTTCCACTTCTGTTCGTGGCCCTCGATTTGGCCCTCTTCCATGATCCATGGCGCTTTGGGCTGCAACGCCACGTGCTCGGCTTCAAGCGTGACGTAATAGTTCGACATGCGCTGCGGACCCTTGGCATCGCGCACGATACCTTTCTTCGTGGTCTCGCCATTCACGTTGAGAACTGTGCCCAAGCATTCGATGATCGGAATGTACTGACCATCGCAATCGCCGCGTTCGAGCACTTCGATCGCGGTCATCTTGCACCACTTGATTTTGGTGGTTTGAACCGTGCGACGTTCAACAACCTCGAATTTGCGCGCGGTGAATTCGTCGAGTTCGTCTTCCCAACCCTCGTGACCATTACTCAGCATCACGAGTTCACGTTCTTCGTATACCGTCCAGAAGTATTCAGCGACACGAATAGCTTCAGGTGTGACCCAATCTTTGTCGTTCTCGCCAACACCAGTCTCGCCCCACGGGATCTGACTGGCGGTCGGATATTCGCGCGTGAACTCGGCGCGTGGTAGCATTTCGGAAACGAAGCCCCACTTCGCGTCGAGCATGAACGGCGTACGATTTGAATCGAGATACACGTTCATCGGGTTCGGTACCGGGCGCAACACGATGACCTTGTTGAACGATTTTTCGTTCTCGAATTCAGTCATAACCCGCCAGTAACCCCAACCGTTATGCACAGCGGACTGAAACCCGGTGTCATAGGCGATTTCGGCATGCGAGTCGCGCTCGATCGCGCGAATCATGCCGCGCAACATCTTGGCATCTTTGATCGACGCTTTACCCCCCATGGGGCTGACGTTGATGCTAGGCCGGTTCTGCCGCTGATCGTTGGTGATCTGATTGGCGAACGTCGGCAAGCGATTTTCGGTAATACATGGGCGACCTTCAGCGGCACGCGCTGACGCGTCAGCCGATGACCACTGCTCGCCCTTCAGGAATTTAAGATCTTCGACAGCCTCAGACCGATTGGTCTGTTCAACCTTGCGAACCGCCGCGAATTGTTTCTTGGCTGTGTTGATGACTTCAGCGTCATCAGCCTCGTCACTCTTGACGCGCTTTTCGGTGGTAGTGGGCGCTGACTGACCAGGCGGGAGTTTGTTCATCCCAGAGGTGACGCGACCAAACTGAACGCCTTGTTCAGCCGATAGTCTTTTCTGGTCACCACTCGAATTAGCAATCGCCATAGGCGGCGATACTACTTTTAGTTATATGATCTGTCCAGATTGATGTCCGGCCTCAATCGCCTTCTGAATCAACTCGATAGCGTGCATCCGGCGTTCTCTGAAGCCTTTCCCCATGGGTATTTTTACCCAATGGCCGACAGCACGCTCATCAAACCCGGTGATTTGCGCCATATCTTCATCCGTCCAGATGTCGAAATGTTCGCTCTGGACCCAATGCGTCATGTGAGGCATTGGAAGAACGCCCTAGCTTCGTCGTTAAATTCTGTTGCATACGCAACAATTCCAGTCATGTCAGGTGGCAGGTCCGACGCGTGAAACGATTTGAAGAACGTCTGCCGCTTGCCGTTCACCATGGTGATCCAGCGCGCCGAATATGTGTCGGTCCTCAGGTCATAGGCAATGTGCAGCGACATAGTGCGCTCACGGTCAACAAAATCGTAGTACGACATTGGCGGTGTGAGCCATCGGGCATCCATCTCAATCCCCCATGAAGGACGTACCACTGCGGTTACCTCCAGCGCCACCCTGCTTTGGTAAGCGACGTGTCGCATTGATGATGCCGCCGAACAATTCGGTTAGCACCCAGATCCACGCATCAGCATTGTTCGGGCTACCTTCACCGAGATAACCATGCGTCGACATCGCGGCCAGTTGACCTTCCAATTCGACAAACTGACCGGCATGCCGGACTTTACCCTGTTCGTAAAGCGCGCTAAACGGCTCGGCTCTGATGACCTTGCCGCGTGTCGCAGTGACCGTCTTGTACGGGATACGACGACCTAGACCTGCGGGCGCGGTTTGAATCACGCGACCCACCATGGCGCCACCGTAGT